CCTTTAAGAAACCCAACAAACTCCTCGGGGGTAAGCACTGCCTCCATCACATCCCACGGTTGCATGTCCATAGTCTTGTAATGACTGCCGTCTATTTGATAATCATCTGCTCTTTGAATCATCATCTTCCTTTTGTTTAAACACATAATGTTGTGCTGGGAACTTTGCTTTCTTCTTCACATACTTGCGGAGCCAATCAGCCCCGCCAAGCTCTTGAAACATCAACCACTCAACATCAGACATCCGCATGTTGCGGCCTTTGAGTGGCAATGGTGGTTTGGGTCTTGGCATTTTCTTCCTTAAAAATAAAGTGAGGGGGTAATGTAGATTACGCGCCCCCTCGGTCACGCTAGAGGAATGGTAATGTTGGGTAGAAATACGCATAGCCAAGCATCCCAAATTACCCTGAATCGTATTCACATCTACAAGGCGTTTACAACTTCAGACACGACCAAACCCGCTTGGCTAGGAATTCTTTGGTCTCCTTGAGGCTTTCAATGCCCAACAAGGAGCGCAATACCATTTGGTAGGGTTCATCTGAATACCCCCCTCCGGTGGTTTGCTCGCTGCGCATTTATCGCAGTGTTTAAACTTGTGTGTTGGTTGCTTGCTACCGATCTCAAGTTGTTGATTGGCAAACCCATTCATTTTTTCATACCCCTTACGTAGGCGGCAAAGCTTGCCGTGGTGTCGCCACCGTTTTGCATTTGGTCAAACTCCTTGGCTACTTCTTCCAAGACATTGTTTCTAATTTGGTTGGTTACAGGATCAAGTTGCTTCATGATCATCTGCCGCTTGCGCCAGCCAAGCGCCCGTTCCCATACGTTTAAAGCATAGTTAGATTCAATCTTTTTTACATCTTCGGGTGTGTGTGTTCTCATTTCTTTCCCTTGGTTTTCTTTGTTAATAATTCGCATGAAGCCCAGCCCGATTCGTAGCCTTGCTTGAAACCGTTTTCCCAAGCACGACCCCATGCTTGACACCACAGTTCGTAGTAGCCACCGTACAGTGGAAAGCCTTCGTCATATACACCGGACTTCTTCACATCCTTGCGTTTAATGAACGCCTCCCATGCCTTGTTGCGGGCTTTGTCGTAGAGCGGTATGTCGTCAAGTTTTCCTTTAGACACAATTTATCTCCTTGATCTTGGCTTCAATAGCTCGGGACAACTCCATGTTGTTTGCCCACCCAACTCGATAAATTTCTCCAATCTCCGCGTTTGTCAGATCTTTCCACTCCTTTGACTTAGTAATCGTTGGTTGGGTCAGCACCATCATGATCTGATAGTTTTGCTTAACGATCTGCTCGTTAACTGCAAAGACGCGATGCAATAGATCTGTTTGATCTTGGTTCATTGAATTTTCCCCCTCATAGCCTCAACCTGCGCTCGTTGTTGATCCATCAAATAGTCTCGTTGGCTCACTGCTAGGTCGTACATAGCGATTAGGGTTTCAACCTTGCCCTCCCACTTCTTGCGTTCTTGCTCCACCGCCTCTGCTACAAGGAGTGTTAGCGTGTCTTCGTCAAATGTTACTTTGTTCATAGTTTTCCTTCTTTGGTAGATGTATGCCGGTGGCTTCACGCACAAGGGCTTGATCAAGTTTAGATAATCCGTTTAAACAGTAATAAAAATATTGATCTGTTGTTCCGCAGTATGGGCATTTGAGTTCGCGGTTGTTAGTTAGACCTTGCATAAACTCGTGCCTGCATGTACGCCATACGCTCAGATTTCTATCAGGTTTTATTGGTTTTTCATACTCAGGCAGTAACTGTCGCAAATCCTCTACTCTTGACGGGTGCTTTAGTTTGCGCAAAGCCTTGGCCTCAATCTGCCGAATACGTTCTCGCGTTAGATCAAACCTGCTCCCAATTTCCTCATACGTATGTTCCTCACAACCTATGCCGTATCGCATCCGCAGTACCCTAGATTCTCGCGGTGAAAGTGAAGCTAATTGCTCCTCTACAACGTTTACCATTTCATGCTTGAGCACAACTTCGTCAAGATCATCAGGCTTCATTAACTCAAGCATTTCCTCGGCATTCATGCCCAATGCGGCACGCATACCGTCGGCACTGACACTGCGCTGTGCCGTGTTACGTCTGATCTTCAACGTCAGTTGCTCTGATGTCCACAGATCTGTTGGCAACAAACACAACTCCTCCATGAGGAGTTTAGCCAAGGTGCTGAACTCTCCGTCCTTGGTGATAGGTGGCTTTTTCATACTGATCAAATCTGTCAGCGCAGTCTTAGGCAAATCCACCGTACGGCAAAACGCTGATACATTTTTATGCCCTGCGTTTTCAATCGCATTCAAAATCAAGTTGTTTCTAACTGTGACCTTGATGCGGTACTCGTTGATTGGCTCATCTTCGTACATCATTTCTCCTTCAGAATCGACTCCAACGCATCGAGGGCTTTGTCCCAAGTGTCGTAATCAATACTGTTGCTAAACGACTTCACAACGGCTTGTGCCGCCTGTTCTATCTTCTTGAGCCTACGGTTCTCTGCCTCTAGGTCTGCAATGTTTAAGTCCATCTCTCTCTCCTCGTTTGTCATTCTCCAAGCTCCTCAAATATTTGGTCTGTTAAATCGCGTACTCGATCAAGGACTGCGTTTAAATCAGCCTTGGTGTGGAAGCTTCCCGTCACCGCCATCTTGATGTTGGTTAGGGCTTTGTACATCTCAGGCCCTTTGACGGCAAACAACAGCCTGTCTTCGTCATCGGGGTAGAGAAACTCAAGGATTACTTTGGGTTGCATCAAGCCTCCCTATTGGCTTGGCGGTCAGCCAATTCTCACCCAATCGCAGGACGGCACGTACCCACTTGCGTTGGTTGTGGCGGTTGATGTGTTCGGGAACCATATCGTTGTTGTATAAGCAACGGGCTTTCTTGCGTAGTTGTTCAGTTGTCATCTTGACTCCTTGGTGTGTATGAATCTTCGGGACGTTTCTTGGTAATCCAAAATCCATCCTTGTTTAAACTGCATCCTATGGCCAGAAGCTCTTCGGATGTTCTGCATCTGCGGTTAACGCCATGCTTGCCCGTGCGGTGCTTCTCAAACGCTCCAACACTGTTGAAGTACTCTTTGCACGACTGACATTGGTTGCGCTGACCGTTAAGCAGTTTCATTTGGAACCTCACGGATGCGGTGTTGCATGATCTCGTCGGTCATGATCTCTGCGAATGACTTACCGGATGGGAAGCGCATCTGAGCCGCAGTATTAGCCGACATCAGATCCATAGCCTTATCAAGGCCGTCATTAAATCCGGCCATGTAAGGGTTTTCTTCAGCCATCCGCATGATCAATCCCTCACGCAGAATCCTAGCCATCGTGACCTTCTTGGACTTGGCAAAACGTTTAAGCTTCACGTAGTCGTTGTCATCCATGTAGGTCATGAAGGGTTTGAGTTTCTTAGAAAGGGTCATCTATTACTTTCGTGTCCGAATAGGATGCAACCAACCTGTCAAAGATTATCTTGGCGTTGGCATTCCCATTGAGTTCTGTTCTTGATTCGATACCGCAGTGTTTACACAGCTTGTTAGCCGCAGCATCTTCGTTGTCAACTCCGAGAAAGAATTGGAAGTCTTGATCCCGACATAGCATGCCGGCCTTCTTGACTCTGTTGTCGTACTCCATCGGTGATTCATCATCATTGATGCGAACCACCGCACAGGCGTAACGTGTCCCGACAAAGTCACGGAGGATCTCCTCCGGAACATCATCAGGATGCATAGCAAGCGTCAAAATAAAACCTGTACGGTCTTGCTTCAACGCAACTTTACGGGCTTCAAACTGTAGAGCCATCAAGCCGACCCTGTAAGTAAGAGATCACGGCACGGTAGCCCACACAGTCGTTCCTTAACTGTTCCATCTCTGCAATAGCATCGGCAAACATTTCTGAGTCAACCTCATGCAGAATTTTCATGTTGGCTATCTCTGCGTGTAAACGATCAAGCTCGTCGCGCAGAACTTGCTGGCCTTGCGTAGGTTCAACAGGCTCAACATACGACTCCTTTGGATATTGAAGTTTAAACTGATCCATATTTATCTTCATGGTTGCACCTGTGGGTTGGGGGATAACAGGAATCTCGTGGCCGATATCAAACGGATCCTCGATAATCTGACGCTTTGGCTCAGGCACCTCAAGCAAATGGTGCTTGGTAAATAATGAATAGATAGCGGCACGGGTACGTCCAAACTTCTTGGCAATGTCATGGAACGAAACGTGCGGATTCTCAAGGCGAAACTTTAAAATAGGCAAGCTTTTGTGGTGCGCTCTTTTAAACTGTTCTCTCATGTTCACTCTCCTTAAAAGGGAATATCGCCATCGTCAGCGTGTTGTTGGGATTGGTCTTCGTAGCGTCCACCACCTTGTTGTTGGGGGACAAAACGATCCACGGCAAGGGACAGGAAGGTTTTACCGTTCTTCGCAACCTTCTTCCATCCTGAGATCTTGATCACGGTCAAACCGTTTTCAGACTTGATGTTGGTCATATCCTTGAGGTTGATATGAAATGTGCCAAAGTAATCGGGAGACTTGGGGGTCTTCTTGCTTTGGGTGGCGAACATAGAACCGGAATCCGGCTTTGCTTGGTACTCATTACTCATTTGGTTTCTCCGTTAGAAAAGGATTTTTTAAGTTCTTGGAACTTCTTTAAAACAACCTCATAGAGGTCAGGGTGCGTCACCTTCAGCGAGTCAAGCTGAAGTTGATTGCTCTTCCAATAGCTGTTTAAACCGGCTACTGTGGTGCAGTGGGTGGTGTACTCAACCATCCCATCTGCAAACAATTGGCGACTTGCGTCAGAGTTATCCAAGGTTGGGTCTGCCTTGGGTGCAGTCTTCTCAATAATCTTCTCGTACTTAGGCGCGTCTTCCTTGCGGGTCAGTTCGCCCATCGTTGTAGCTTCTAAGCTACTGGTCTCAGGCAGATCTTCTCCGGCATAGATGTACAAAGACAGGCCGTGCAAAGCAACCGCCTTGGTCATGCAACGCATGATCGCAGTGTTAACTTGGAAAGCGTCAGGGTTCTGAATAGGTTGGTTGCGATGATTCATCACAGGCAACATGCAGGTCATGGGCTTGTCAAAGATAGTGACGGTGACCCATACCATGCCTGTACCATTGACATCCATGTAGGGTATCTGTGTGCCGTCTGCACGGTTAAAGAGTTGCACCTCGAACGTAGAGGTTGGGTCGGCCTTCAGAACCTCAGCCCATGCCCACGCCCATGACAGGTACGTGAGGCCGTTCTTCTTCTCGGTGTGATCGTTGACGTTGATCTTCAATAAATCATGCGGGGACATTGAGTTCTCCTTGGTACTGTTTACACCACTTGCTGACTCCACAGAAATCTCCTGTGCAACGCTTGGGTTCGCCTTTGCGTGTTTCGACATAGCCTTTTTCCTTTTCTGCCAACTCTGTGGCTTCCTCTATGGTTTTAAATAAACGGATCGCAGACTTGCGTCCGTCCTTCTTGGTGGCGTAAACCGTCTCGGTCATCCACCGTTCTTCATCGGAGCAGGGCTGAAGCTCTTCTCCAAAGTCGTGAGCCATACGGGCATGGCGGTGCATATCTAGGCGCTGACGCACATAGGCTTCGGTCTTGACTGCGTCCCACATTGGCACATCAATCATGATTGCTTCTGCCTCGGGGTAGCCCTCAGAGGTGTCGTGCGCAGAGTAATCCTTGATGATGGCGCAGATCTGCAAGCCCTTGACGGGTACACGCTTGACCGACTCCACAAGCCACTTGTAGATGTTCAACTGCGTTTCCCAATCAGCCTTACCCTGCTTGACTGACCACGCCTTAACAAACTTGTAATCGATGATTACAACCCCACCCTCTACAACTTGTTGAAGGTCGATAGCACCGCTGATCACTACGCCATCAATCTCAGTGAAGATGCGCTCCTCGTTGTGGTAGCCCTCAACCTCCTTCGCCTCAAGCTTGCCGTGCATGAACGTGCCTAGCTGAGATGCAATCATTTTGGTTACGTCGATCTCCATTGACTCGTCATACTGTTCGCGTAGTCTGCGAATCTTTGGTGGCGACATTAACTCAGTCACGCTATACTGTGATGCCCCTTTGCTGTAGTAGTTACGTGACAGCAAAGCCACTAGTGGTGCGGGCAGATTCTGTTTATTGGTTATCTTCATTTACTCTCCAAAGGTTGTTATGAATCCGAACCTCAATAATAGCGATTGCGCAGAAGAATTGCAAGTGCTATCACAAATTATTTTTGGAGAGCCTGCGTCAAAGGCCAATTCCCGTAGAGTTGTACACTACGGTGGTATGTCTAGGCTGATTAAGTCTAAGAAAGCATTAAGTTACTCTGATGTTTTTAAGCAACAGTGCCGGCCACTTGCTACCCTAATGACGGGAGATCTGCGGGTTACTCTGCATATTTTTTATGCGTCACGCAGACCCGACCTAGATGAGAGTCTGATCCTAGACCTGATGCAGGGGCTTATATATGAGAACGACCGTCAGGTTAAAGAGCGTCATTGCTATTGGGGGCTAGACCCTGAGAACCCCCGCGCTGAGATCATTGTTGAAAAGATCCCTGCGATTGCTCCAAAAAAAAGCCCCACCAAGAAACCTCGGAAGGGCTGAATCCCACAAAAGGGAGAGGAGAGTACCGGCAACTGCAGTCGTCGGCAACCCGTAGTTTACACGCAAAAAAAAGCGGCAGCAAGTATCCCCGGGATACGCCGCAGATGTTTAAACGCACAAAAACCCTCCGCCGGGTTCCGCTGCGGTTGTTTAAACGCATAAATTT